TGAGATCAAAAGCAACCCTGGTGATGCCCCAAAGAAGTTCAGGAATAGCAAAGGAAAGATCGAGGAAGATAATGATGTGGACGTAGCTTACATCGCCTTAGTCCATGAGTTCGGTTATCCAGAGAGCAACATACCGCAAAGGTCATTTCTTAGGTCTACCTATAATGAAAATAAAGATAAAATCGGTAAGAATTTAGGTATTGCGTTAAAGAATCAAATTAAAAACGGTAAGTATTATGATCCTGAACTAGCGCTTAGATTGGTTGGCGTATGGATGGTTGGTCAGGTCAAGAGAAAGTTTACCAATAATGATTGGGACCCGCTTAAGAATCCTTCGAGAAGAAGGAGGGGAAAAGATCCAAAGGTGGGCAAGCCAATAGCACCGACACCGTTGGTTGACACTGGACAGTTAAGAGCTTCCATCGACTACGAGCTAGTTAAGAAATTGGGAGGTCCTACTTGACTCTTTCAAATACGTCGATACAAGACAGCATAAGAAACGCAGTCATTGCCGCTGGTACTAATACTAGAGTAATATTCTTTCGTCCGAACGCTCCAAGGCCACAGCTTCCATATACTTCAATCCAGTATTTGTCTAACGTCGGCGAGATTGGAGACTTCGAAGAATTCGACCAGGACGACAACCAAGTGAAGACATTTGGAAACAGAGAAGTAACCTATACCCTGAATTGCTACGGAGACAATGCGATTGACGAAGCCAACACGCTTCAGGGTTCTTTGAGATCGACAACAGTGAGAGCTATCTTGGCTGCAACGGTTGCCATTAGAATATGGAATCTTGAAGCGATAAGAGATTTATCTTTACTAGTTGACAGTGGTTTCGAGGAAAGACAAGCTTTTGATATAGTGTTCAATATACCGATGGAAAACGGGACGACTTCCCAAGACTTAGGTTATTTTGATACTGTTGATTATATCGAATGGTCTAATGCTAATGATTTAGAGGGGTAAAAAATGCCAAGTATTTCAGAAGTGGTTGATGTAACCATCTCGGTTCAGTCTTCCTCTGTTTCTAGGGTAGGATTCGATTCGATTCTTATCAATGGCGACGGTGGAACTGGTACTAATGATGGCGATTTTAATGCAGGGTTCACAGAGTTCGAAGTCAGGCTTTATACAAGCCTAGCAGCTTTGACTTCTGATGCCGATATCAAGCCAGCCAGTGAAGTGGTCAACCTAGCTACCGCTATCTTCGCACAAGTTCCAGCGGTTCCTACTGTCTATGTTTCTAGGACAGATCAGGGAACGCCAGCGGTTCAGGTATCGACATTACTTTACCAGACAGTGCCAGTCATTGCTGGGCAGTCAGTATCAGTGTCTATAGATGGGGTAGCTATTGCAGCTTCGCCAGTAGCTTTTATCACTGATACCGATACGACTATAGCGGCAGTAGCAACGGCTATCCAAGCCGAGGCTGGCGTTACTACAGCGGTAGCATCAACTAGCGGCGGTGGAGCTAATGATAACTTCATTACAATCACAGGGGCCGTTACTGGTACCAGCTTCCAAGTAACTTCCGAGATACTAACGGGTGCGGTAGTTGATGAGGCTGTCGATCAAGTTATCACCACGGCAGCAGTTAACCTATTACCAGCTAGTGCTATCAATAGCATCATTGCTAATAACAACACATGGTTTGGTTATGTTCAAAGCTTCGCAAGCAATTCCGATTCCGAAACAGCGGCAGCCTCTCTAGCAGCTAATCGAAAGTTTGGCATGTTCAAGTTCTCGGCGGCCTCTAGCATCCCGAACTTGGGCACGAACTTCTCAGCCTCTTGGATCAACCAAAGTGCCGATGCTACTCGCAAAGAAGTAAACGCAGCGGCTCTTTCGGCAATGCTAGGAAGGGAAGTAGGAAGCTATAACCCAGCTTATCTCAGCCTAGAATTGACTGATGCTTCGGTTGTTTCATCCACAGACGAAGCTTTACTCAGGACTGGTTACGCCAACCAATATTCTGAGATCGGCGGACAAGACGTTACCTATGATGGCAGGGCCGGTAATGGTGGTTGGATTGACACCTATATCAATGTTCTATGGCTCCAAGCCAGGATCGAGGAGGATATCTTTGCTCTCATGGCTGCAAAAGATAAAGTACCTTTCACTGATAGCGGTATCGGAATGATTACAAACGAACTGTCCAAGCGATTGCAGATAGCAGAAGACTTGGGAGTGCTAACCAGCAATCCTAAGTTTGTTATCACAGCTCCTTTAGCAGCCAACGTTCCTGCACTTGATAAGAGCAACAGAGTGCTATCAGGGATTACGTTCACAGCTTATACAGCCGGTGCGGTAAACCTTGTTCAAATCAATGGTACTCTTGTTGACTAAACTGATTAATTAAATAGTAAAGGAGATATTAAATGCTTCAAACATTCGATCCAAAGGCTCTAATCGTAACGGCTGCTGGCTCAACCATTCAAGGTTTTGCTGAAACGCTCGTGTCGATTAGTCGGCCTGACCCAATGTGGAATTCCCAGGTGGGAGCTACAGGGGACACAATGAGAGTGAAGACAAACAACCGCACAACGGATGTAGTCTTTACCTTACAGCAATCGTCTCCTAGCTTGTCCTTCCTAAACGACATTGCTAATGCAGATGAGTCGGCTGATTCTAATGGAGTCTTTGCTCTCGAAATCAAATACGTCGGTGGAACAGCGCCTGCCGTTTTACTGTCAACAGCTTCGGCTTACATTGAAAAGAAGCCAGATGCTACTTGGGGTAATACTCCACAGGACAGAGAGTTTACAATCAAGTGTGCTGACTCTAGCTATGACCTAGGGGCAACGTCACAGAATGATCATAACTTTCCTACTCCTCCATAAGGTGGTTTGAATGTCGTTACGTTATTTTGATCCTAAGAACTTCGAGATTATATTCCAAGGTGCGGTCATAGGAGACTGGGCCTCGGAATTTATCGAAGCTAGCTATTCTAAACCCTTGTACCGAATGGTCAAGGGATGCGATGGCGATTCCGCTAGGATTAGAAACGGCAATAGAGCTGGTATTGTTAAGGTTAGTCTATTGCAGTCTTCCCCTAGCAATAACCAGCTCTCGGAATTCCTCCTAGCAGATGAGTTGACAGGCTTCCTTAATACGGGGCCCCTACTCTGTCGAGACAAGGAAGGCGGTACCTTGATGCTTGGAACGTCGGCCTTTATTGAGAATATCCCGCCAGTCACTTTCGGGGTAACGGCTAAAATCAGAACGTGGACTTTTGTTTGTGATAACCTGATAATGTATTTGGGTGGACTGCCAGTGAGTGGGGAGGTACTATCAGCTCCGTCTAGTACTATCCAAACGATTTAGCGGGGAATTCATGCACAAGGTACAGATTGATAAGCACGAAGTTGAACTCGGAAAGATTCCTGCCAAACTTGGCTGGAAGGTTCTCCATGATCTTGGTCGGATTTGTGGGGAGTCATTGGTAGAGGCTTCAGAAGATAGGTTCGCCGAGGCGATAGCCGCTTTATTTAAGAACTCTAGTTCGGACGAAATGTTTGAGATGATCGAGACATTGGCTAAGAATGTAATCGTAGATCATGGCAAGCTAGACTTGACTAACTACGCCTTGGTTATGAAGTGCATGAAAGAGTTACTGCTATTTAACTTCAGTGATTTTTTTTCGCCGTTAGAAGCCGCACTCAAAGGCTTAGTGTCTCAGGAACAGCCAGCAAGCGAAACGAAGCCGAGTCAAAACTAGGGAACATGAAAGCGAACATTTTCTTTTGGCGGCCAGTAATGACTGGCCTCTTGTCGTTTAGCGAAGTCGAAGAGATTTCGTTTATAGATTTAGTCCATGCCCACGAGGTGATAGACTTCAAGGAAGAGACACAGGGTAACATTCTTCAGATGATAGGAGAAAGTCTTGGCAGGTAAAGCGAATGTTCTAAAGCAGCTATTTATTCAGATTGGTTTGATCGGTGCCAAGACTGCTATCAAAGACTTAACGAATTTCGAAAAGAAAACCGATCAAACTGGGGAATCGGCACAGAAGGCGACAACCAAGACCAATAGGTTTAGCGATAGCCTAGGCGGCTTGGGGATGGCTGCTAAGAATACTGGAAGCCTATTAAAAAGGCTTGGCGGTCCTATCATGACAGGCCTAACCTTTGGCCTTCGAGGTGCGTTTTCTGCTCTTAAGATGGTTGGCAGGGCTATTAAAGGAATAGGCTCAAGCCTCCTTAGAGTTATAGAGATAGCGGCAGGTATTCAGCTATCAAATCTATTGGGCAGAGCCGCTCAAGGAATTAGGGGATTCGCTACGAGTTCCTTCGGATTGGCCCAAGAAGAGGAATCCGTCAGAGAGACACTTAAACAATCATTCCGTGTTCAAGGCAAAGGCGGCGCCGTTGATAGTTTCCTGAAAACTATAGACAGGCTCGGCTCTAAGTTTGGAGTTGATATTGTTGGACTAGCTAAGGCTTTCCAAGGTACGGTCATTCCAATTAAGAAGCTGGCTAGAGTAGCTGAGATAGTCGCTAAGTTTGGAGTTATAAGGCCCGACAAAGATCCTGGTATTATCGCAAGGCAAATAGGCCAACTACTCGCAGTTGGTAGCTTGGAAGAAACTCTCAAAGACTTAGCTCCCCAATTAAGAGGCTTAAAAGAAGAGGAAAGGATCTCAAAGGGATTAGCAGTCTTAGAGAAACAGCTTGAGAATGTAACCACACTAGGAAACAAGACCTTTGGTTTTAGATCTCAGCAACTAAAAAATAGGTTCAATGAACTAAAGAGAACATTCGGTAGGCCTATCGTAAAGGTTCTAGGCGAGATCTTCGGCGAGTTACTGGCTAGCAATACTAGGGCTAACTTAACTAATACAGGTTCAGCGGTTGCTCAAGTCATTCGAACATTCTGGAACGCTATAGGCGGTGGTAGTCTAGCACCGCTTATCAACAAACTTGATAAGGCCTTATCGTTTGGTATTAAGTGGTTTGGTATAGCATCAAAGGATATCTTTGATTTCCTTACAGGTGCGCCTAGTGCTATCCAGAAGATATTCTTTCCAGGGCAAGATCCAAAAAAACTTGGCTTTGCTGATTTGCTTAGCGTTATCGCCGAACTTATTAAAGATGCCACGAGTGGATGGGTAGATTTAGTAGCAATCGGAAAGGGAGCTGTTGCTTTCTTTGATGGTGCTACGGCTTTCTTCTCTGATGTTTTGACAGGACTAGAATCTATCAGGCAAGAAATCCAAGACTTTAGTATCAATCCCTTCTCAACCAAGAGTAGCAAGCCTAACGAAACAAAAGGAGCGTTCTCAGGCTTTGGACTAAACCCTGACGAAGCAGATGAAATGAAACGATTCTTGAAGGGTATGAAGTCTGGGCAGAATCCTATAGATGCTACGAATGATAAGCTATTAGAGGAACAAAAAATGAAGGAGAGGTTTAATAGCCTCCCACAAGATGATCAGGATCTCATCAATAGTTCAAAGAGATCAAAGTTCGCTGAACCAGATAAAGCTGATCAAGGTGCGGTTAATAACTTCAACACAGATATTAAGATTACAACTCAACAGCCAGCTAATGTAGTCAGGAATCAACTTGCTAATCAGATGGCTCTCATAGGGAATCAGGGAAGGCTAGCATGACTATCTTTGGATTCTTTGCCGGTGCTACCAAGTTTCAACTTGCTGCATTGGATTGGAAGCGTGGCCTACTTAATCCTATATCGGCTAACTGGGTAGCAAACGATGATACCTTCACCTCCGATGCTACGGTAAGCGAGAACTATAATTTCTCTAGTGAGCTAACGAAGTTTCCAGTGCAAGGCGGCTACCCTGTTACTGATATGTCTGGAACAACTGGCTTCAGTGTTACCATTACAGCGGTCAATACTAACTCTACTGGAAGCCTACTTGATACGCTGTTAGATCCTCTACAGGCGGTTGGGAACTCCCCTCTAGGCTCTTTGCTTAGTGATATAGAAACGAGCGTTCAAGCGGCATATAATAAGCTAGAAAGGTGGTCTAATAGAGGCCAACCATTAGAGCTAAGGACTACTTACGCAAAGGAAGGCTACAAAGAGAATGACGGTAAGATTGCTCCATTCCTAATTAGCGGCCTAAGCATTATCAGGAACGCAGATACAGGCGATTCGATTGGCTATACCTGTGTTCTTGATCGTGTGTTCATAGCTCAGACTAGCTTGCTACTGGCTCAAGGGATTATTCAGATAAAGGGTGAACAAGGAATAAGTTCTCCTAGTAGTAGTGCGGTATCAAAGAACTCTGCAAAGACAGGGGCTCTCGGTGAAGCCGATCAGAATGTTGTCAATGGTAGCGGCAGTTCGACGAGTCGGTTAATAGATACCTTTACCAATACTGCAGGGACTACGCCATGACTATATCTCAGCTTACTATAAATAATGAATTCGCAGCGTATCAACAGTCTCATGGCTTGGATGGTCAAAAGTTCTCATTCAATTTTAAATACAATGGCCGCAATGATACTTGGTATGTGGAGCTATTGGGTGATGCCAACCAAGTTTTGCTCGGTCCTAAGCCATGCCTAACCAATGTCATTCAGCAAACTGGTAGAATCAAGCCTTATGCTTTGCCTATAGGAGATATAATTTTCTTGGACGTAGCTGATTCTGGCCTTGACTGTACATTCGATAATTTTGGTTCTGCGATTGGTTTGTTTTATCAAAACGTAGATCCGGCTTGAGGTCAAGATGGCTAATTTTCAAGATGGTATAAATTACGGCAGGAACTATGCGCTAGAGTTCTTGCCCCTTAATAAAACAGATGCCTCTGTTAAGCTTGCTCAAGAGAATAATCTAAGCTTCCCCGATTACAGGACAGGCTTGGCGATAGAGTTCACTGTTACAAAAACAGTTCCCCCTATATCAATAGGCTCTACTGATAAGGCAGAACTAACTATATACAATATCAATCCTGATACTAGTCGTGCGATCCAACGTCCTGGGCAGTTCACATTCTCGTTAGGGCATGGCGGCGACTTGGCAGAAGTCTTTATTGGAAAGGCTACCACTAGCTCTACTGGCATTGTCGGCAATGATACTTTCCTAAACCTTCCTATGGTCGCTGGCGATTTCATGACCAAGGCTAGGTATTTTTCGAAGACCTACAATATAGGTGCCTCTACCACTCAAATCTCGATTGACCTTATTACTTTCATCAAAGGTTCTTTTGATAGGGGGCTACCATCAACTACCGTTGTTGGCGTTAACGAATTCGATTTTAAAGACAACGTAGTATATACAGAGCCAAAGACTTTGCGAGGGGATGCGGTTGAGCTGCTAGCCTTGTTACATGCTCCAAAGTATTATGTCTTTATTACAGCCATGAACACCGTGAACATCATAAGGAGAAACGAATTCATTGTAGGGCCACAGGCTAGGCAGCTATTGGCTGGTCCTTCTTTACTTTGGTCGCCGAAGTTCGGACAGATCGACTATATCAAGTTCATATCAAGGCCAGCCGTAGAAGGTCAAGGCACAGTATTTACAGGTATCGAGTCAAGGGGGATTCTAACCCCGGATATAAATGTAGGTACAATTATTAATGTTGACGCAGGGGCTACGAATCCAACCACCTTCGGGCCTGATTTATCAGGAGTAGCAGAAAAATTCTTTTGTCGAGTGACTTCTGTTAAGCATTTTGGCAATACATATACAGGTGACTTCCTAACACAGTGGGCCGGTGACTTTATTAGTACCGATCAGTTACCGGAAATATAGGGGACGCAATGACAGAATTAGCATTAGAGCATGTGATGCAAAGCGCTATACAAAATTGGGCACTAAACATTGATATCTGTCTTCCTGTGACGATTGACAGCTATGACTCTAAAGAGCTACTGGCGAATGTGATACCTGACTTTGACGCAGAGTTCTACGATGGCGAAATAGTTGAGGCTCCTACCGTCCAACGTGTCCCCATATGCTTCCCAATGACTAGCAGTAAGGCAATCATCTTTCCATTAGAGCCAGGGGACAAGGCTGTGCTGATATGCTCTCAAAGGAACTTGGATAACTGGAAGCAAGGTTTATCTAGGAAGCTCAAAGATGCAACCATGTTTCAGCTTAGTGATGGATTCTTGATTCCTGGCGTAGCTCACAAGTCTATGCTGGCGAAGCATCTCCTACATGCCAATGATGCAATGAATGTTTTATCGGAGAAGCTATTCTTGGGAGATCCTAATGCTCTTATAAACCCATTGCTCGCATCCAAGGGTTTAAAGCAAAGGGATTTGGTTGGCATATTAAAGACACTGATTGATTTACTTTTAGTGGCTGAATTCGGTAGCAGGATACCACCTGGGGGCGGTTCAATCCCAGTACCTTTAACCATAAGCGACCCGATAAATACTCCAATTCTTCAAGCTATCGGCAAAGAGCTTGAAGAACTAAGCACACAATGAGGGAAAGATGGCTGACATATTTTTTGACAACATAGTAAAGGATATCGTCATAGTTGATGGTGATTTAAAACTAACCTCTGACACCGATACTAATGAAGGCATAAGGCAAGACCTGATAGCGAGGCTTCAGACATTCCAAGGAGAATACTTCCTTGACGAAGTTGGGAATCAAGTAGGTGTGCCGTGGATTCAAGAGATATTCAGCGTCAAGCCTTTGCCTATAGATAAGACTGATAGGATTATTCGAAACGAATTACTTCTAACCCCTGGGGTTGCTACGGTCGATGAATTAAAGCTAGGGTTTATCAAAGAGACTAGAGGGCTTACTGTGCAGTTTGTTTGTCGCACAGATGATGGGGCGTTAATCAAGGATAATATTCAGATACTCTGAACAGACACAAGGATAAGATGACATGGCCGGACTAGACGAAAATGGATTCACTCCCAAAACTCAAGCTGAAATTCAGGAAGAGTTGCAAATTGAGATAGAGGAAAATCTTTCGACGATTGGTGAAGTCGTTAATGCTGCACCTAGTTCTAGGTTTGGCCAGTTGATAGATATCTTTTCAGCACAGATGGCTGAGGCTTGGGATGGCTTGCAGGATATCTATAACTCATACTTTCCTCTGACCGCTACTGGTACTTCTCTTGACGAAGCTAACAGCTTGACGAATACTCCCAGAACAATGGCTAAGAGTTCGCAAGCTAGAGTATATTTGGTTGGCGACCTAGCTACCAGCATAGGTCAAGGCAATCGAATCACAGTAACGAATACTGTAAATGACTTCCTCCTGTCGTCTAAGAATACTGTTGGTGCCCCTGATATAACTGACTACGTTATAGTAGAAGACGCCTCAGCCATTGTTGTTGAAAGCCTTGCGAGCGTAGGGCAGATAGAATTCGGTTACGATGGATTGTTTGTAACGGTTGATTGGGATGCGACACCTTCCGAGATAAAAACCGCTATAGAAGGTATCGTAGGAATAACAGAAGTAACGGTACTCGGCGGATTCGATGGTGTATCTTTGGGAGTTACTGCCGGACCAGGCTTCTGTCATGTTGAATTAGTTGATACCATAATAGACAAAGAGCTAGTCGTTAATAGTAGTACGCTAGAGAAACTAACATACTTACCGATAAATCTTTCGTTTCAAGGACCATTTATTAACGTCGCATCCTATGCTCTTGTAGCAAGGGGTGGGACTATAGATTTAGGATGGGACGGAAACTATGTGGCTATCGAATATGACTTTTCAGCCGCTGAGATAAAAACGGCCCTTCAATCTCTGCCTAATGTAACTGCAGTGACTGTTACTGGTACTTTCGAATTAAATACCGCCGTTACCATCCAGTTAAATTCTGCGACGCTAGGTAGTAACGTGCTCCTTCAACAAAACAATGCTTTGCAGTCAGGCACTATCCTGGGATACCAGAATAACTATTCTCAAACTACACCCGCCAATACTCTTTCATCTAATGAAGCTCTTGTCCTAGCCGCTGAGGGGCAGCTAGTAACTATCAAAGATGCGGTGGCGGGATGGGATGCAGTCTACAATCCATTTTCTACCATAGAAGGAAGGCCAGTAGAGAGTGACGCCGACTATAGATTCAGGAGATACCAAGAACTAGCAAGGCAAGGAACGGCTACCGCTGGCGGCGTAAGAGAGGCTGTTGTCGCTGCGATCAATAGCGATACCTATAACGTGTCGATTATTGAGAATGATACCGCCGTAGACGTTCCAGGCGTGATAGATGTTATGCCACCGCACAGCTTCGAAGTCTTCGTCAACGCTCTAAACGATGCGTCAACCAATAATGCCATAGGGCAAGCAATATATGATGCAAAGTCTCTAGGTATCAAGCCAGTATCAACGGACACTATCGGTAGGCATGGTGATGTGGTCGATGTCAACGGCGAGAGTATCGAAGTACCATTTAGCTCTACCGTTGACGTTTCAGTTTATATCACTGTCCAAAGAACAATCGATGCTGATGATTATCCTTCCGACGGTGATAGCCAGATCAAGAATAACTTGATTAACTTCTTTACCACATTCGAGATCGGCCAGGACGTTTTAAATCATCGGCTCTATACGCCTGTGAATCTTGTCCCTGGGATCATAGACTTAACGATTCTTTTGGATACGTCCCCTGCGCCTACCTTGCCGGACGACATAGCTATCGACGTATTCGAGAACGCAGCTACTATTCTTGCTAACATTGTTGTCGAGGATACTCCCTAATGACTAAAGAACTGGAAGCCATTGACCACGAAGTAGCTGGCAATATAAAAGTTCTATCTCAATATAAGGGCTCTCCTATATTCAAAACCTTACTTGACACCTTTACAAGTAAGATTAACGAGATAGAAGAAGAGCTTTTTAAATTCAAAGCTGATCTAACATTAGATACGGCAGTAGGTAAAAACCTTGACTTGTTAGGAGATCTTTTAAACGCTCAAACTAGGCCAGTAGATGATGAGACATATAGAACTGTTCTGTATGGCCTAGTGGCTGCTTACAATTCTGAGGGTAGAGCTAGCGATATTTTAGCTCTGTTGACGAAGTTGATAGTAGCTGATGAGTATTATCTTTTCGATGGTCCTGCACCGGCTGTATTTTTTATCAATCTAACTGGTGCTGTAGTTCCCGCAGAGCCAGCCTTGCTAACTGATATAATAAATCTAGCCAAGTCGGCAGGCGTTCAATTTGAGGGAATCGTTTTCATCCCTTCGGGTTTCTCCCCTGTCTTCGCCTTTACCATAGACGGAGATGGTGATGCCGGACCATTCGCTAGCATTATAGATGGTGGAGTAGAATCTTTCTCTTATGTATTCCAAGACCTTGGTGATTTAACTAGCA